CGATTGCGGAGCCGGCCGAGTCCGAACACTTTCCAGATCGCCGCGAGTCCGACGCCGGCGCCGGCGCCCCCGCCGCAGATCACGGCGGACACGGCCGGCGGCGTCGCGCCCGCGCGCGTCTCCCAGCCGATCCGTCCGTCACGCATCGGATAGAGCTTGCCGAGCTCGGCAAACCGGATCCGGTGGAGCCCGTCGATCGCGGGCCCTTCGACGTAGTGATTGCCGCGCTCGATCCCGGCGCCGGCGTCGGGGAAATAGCGCTTCGCCGCCGGCCATTCGACGAGATCGAGCATGAATTTCACTTGCTCTGTCGTCGTCGCCGACACGGGCGCCAGGGTCTGCCCCTCGGGTAGCGCGCGGACGGACAGCATCCCGATCGGATCCAACGCGTTGAGATCGGCGATCTCGGATTCTTTGTCCCACCCCCACGTCTGTAGCGCGCCCGTCCACGCCGGCGATCCGTCAACCGTCACCCGCATCGGGCTGCCGACTTTCAGGATCCCGAGCAACGGGCTATCAGGGTTCTCGGGATCGAAGCGCCGGTCAGGATCGATCAATGACACGCGGAGCGTTCCACCCTCACATTCCGTCAGCGGCCCGAGCGCTTCGGGCGCACCCCAGGACCACGACGCGCTCGTCGTGTCACATGTGAGCTCCGACCACGCGCCGGCGAGATAGAGCTCGATCACGAACGTCGCGCCGTGAATCGTCGCGCTCATGCCGTCGAGCGATCGAGCCCGCGGGTGAACGGGCCCGAGCCGCCGTTGCTCCTGGCCCATCGCCGGATCGCGCGCACGACTTGCTCGGGATCCGCCGTCGCCACGTGGACGTTGACCGTGGTCCCGCCGCCGCCGGTCGGGCCCGCCGCGCGCGTGCTCGGCCCGAGCGCCATGCCGGCCGCGCTCGTGCTCGCCAGGAAGGGAAGCGACGGGAGCTCGAACCCTTTCAGCGGGTTGATCGAGTCGAGGAAATTCCCGATCGCGTTCGTTGCGTCGTTCAGCCACCCGATCAGCTGAGAGATCCAGTCCACGATCTGCTTCACGATCCCGAGCATGATCTTGAGCGCGCCGACGACGAGCGTGATTGCGACCTTGAGCGGCGGCAGGATGAGCTTCAGAAGCTCGCCGAGCAATTCAACGAAGGGCCCAATAGCCGGAACGAGAGCGTCCATGATCGGGAGGAATGCACCTCCTACTTCCTCGCCCAATTCTCCGAACGCGTTCGCTCCTTTCGCGCTCATCCCTTCCGCGCTGTTCGCGTAGTCGTCGGCCGCGCCGGCGGAGAGCTTCGTCGCTTCGGTGATCGTGTCGGCCGCGCTCGCTTGCTTCTCCATGCCGGGGAAGAGCTTCCGTAACGCGGCGTCATTTCCTGCCAGGGCTTTCGAATATGCGTCAGCCGCTTGCTCGGCGCTCACTCCCGCCGCGCGGGCGATGTCGAGCGTGGGCCCGAGCGCCGCGTTCGCCGCCGCGGCGTCGCCGGTCGCCGTGATGAGCGAATTCAGCCCGGCCCGGATCTCCGAATCGGAGAACGCTTTCTCCGCGCCGGCCGCGATCGCAGCATCCGTGGCGGCGGTCGCTTCCTCGAGTGAGATCCCGAGATTCTGGTACGTGGTCATGAGCTTCTCTTGCTCGGCGCGATCCTCCTCGGCCGCCTTCGTCATGGCCACGATCGCGCCGCCCACGGCCAGGGCCGCGCCGGCCACCGGGAGCAGCGACGCGCCCATGCCCCCGATCGAGCTCGCGAACCCGCCGCTCTTCGTGGTCGCATCATCGAGCGAGCTCGAGAGCTTCGAGGCGTCGCCGATGATTTCGACCAGGAGCGAAATCGCCACTAGCGTCGGCTCCTCGGAGCGCCGGCGCGGGCGCGATCGCGGGCCCGGCCGTACGCGGCCATGTGCGCCACCGTCAGATCGCCGGCGCGCTCCACGACGGGCGCGCCCGAGATCATGGCCGCTTGCACGACGGCGTCTGCTTCGGCCTCGATCGCGCGCGACTCCTCGGGCGCCGAGCGGATCGCCACGTGCCACGTCTGCGCGTCATCCCATGTCAACGCCGGATTGATCCGCCGCTCCAGCTGGAGCGCGGCGGCGTAGAGGATGAGCGTCCCGAGCTCGATCTCCTCGGGTGACGCGCGATGATCGATCGCCGCTCGGGCGAGCTCGTTGAGCCGATCCTGCGGCACTTTCGCGAGCACGGACACGCGGGCCCACTCGAGCGCCGTCAGCCCGAGCAGATCCGCCGTCGTGAACTCCACGCGGCGGGGGACGGGATAGCTCACGTGCGCGTCTCAAACCCTGCCGCGCGGCCGGCGTCGGCGAGCGCCGTCTCGTAGCCCTGTGCGATCGTCTGCTCCTGCTCGGCGAGCGTCGTGCTTGCCATGTGCGCGCCGAGCATCCGCGCGGTGCCGTATTCCACGAACGGCGCGTATACCACCGTGTTCTCGATCTGCGCCCGGTCGGGAGCGGCACGGACGCTCCACGAGCTCGCCAGGAGCCCGGTGCGGATCGGCGTCCGCGCGGCGATCGCCGCGGCGAGCCCGTTGCCGGCCTGCTCGTGCGCCGCGCTCATGTCCTTCGCCGCCGCCGCGACTTTCGCGATCGCGCGCTCGAGCTCGGGAACGCCGTTGACTTTGACGTTGACGCCGTCGCTCATGCCGCGTCGGCCTCGGCATCCTCCTCGTCGGCTGCCGGGAACGCCGCGACGAGCTTCGTCGGCTTGCTCGAGCACGGGAGGGTGACATCGAGCTCGGCGAAGCTATCGACCTCTCCACCGTAGGAGCCGGCCACGAGCCGGACCTGTCCGGACATGCCGGGAACGTCGGCCGCCGGCACGGTGCCGGATCCGTGCGCTTGATACTGGAAATCTGCGAGCGATCCATCGTTGTCCCATAGGAACGTCGCGAGCCCGTCCGCGGCCCAGCGCTGCAACGCGACGATATGGAGCGCATACGTGGTCTTGCCGATGCTCGAGTAGGAGCCCGACGCGCACAGCGTCGAGACAGAGATCTCCTCCCCTGGCGTCGAGACAATCTCGGCCGTGGTCAAGTCGCAGTTGTATTCGACGCGCGTCCCTCCCGAGACGAGCTTGAGATTGAGCGTGACATCGCGCATGAACAACGGCGTGCCGGCCATCGGCGGATCCTCCTAGTCGAGAACGTATGTGAATGACCCGACGCACGTCGGGAGGGTGACATCGCCGACGAGCCGGTCGGCCGGCCGGCTCCACGTCGGGAGCCCGCATCCCGGCAATCGCCGGAGCGCCACGTCGCATCCGTCGATGAGGAGCGCGATCTCCTCGATCGCTGTATCGGCGTCGCCGGAGCCGGCCACCGCGGTCAGCTGCCAGCGCGAATCGCGGCCCGGCATCCGCGCCGGCACGGTCCACGGTTCGGCGGCCTCGAGGATCACGCATGGCGCCGAGAACCGGCCGGACGTGCCGGCGCGGACGCTCTCGGATGCGAACGCCTCGAGGATCCGGGCCCGTGCCATGCCGAGCCGGCTCACGCGAACCCGAACGTCGCGTAGCGCGCGATGATCGGCGAGACGCTCTCGAGATAGTCGCGCGCTACGCGGATCGCGATCCCCTGCAGATCGGAGTAGCCCGTGACGCCGAACGCCGCTTCACGCCGTTTGTAGGCTTCCGCGCCGGCGATGAGCGCGGCGTAGTGGAGCTCGGCGTACAGCGTCACGTCCGGCGGATCGCTCAGCGGGTTGACGAGCGCGGCGTCCCATAGCCGCCGATCGATCCCGGCGTTGACAGCGCTCGCGCACAGCGCCGCCCATTCGGAATCTTCCGGCGTCGGAACGCGGACGTTCCAGTGCGCCAGGATCGCCGGGCCCGTCACCCATTCCACGCTACTTGCGGGCCCGGCTCGAGCTCGCCGCGTCTGCCTCGGGATCTTCCATGACGAGCGTGCTCTTCACGATGCCCTTCGGCGCCTGGATCACCGTGGCGCCCATGCCCCACACGGCGATGTTCTGGCCGAGCCGGGCGACATCCTCGGCCGAGATCGGGAAGGGTCCATCCTCGTGGAAACCGGCCGCTTCGCCGTTCGTGACGAGATGCGTGTTCCCCGTGAGGAACGGCGCGCGCACGATCGGCAGTCCCGAGATGTTGATCGCGAGCGTGCTCGCTTGCGCGGTGCCGGCGATGTTGCTCGTGCCGTACGCGGACGGCCAGAGATTCGCGAGCCCGCCCAGCCGCGCGAATTCGGCCGAGCTCACGAGATCGACCGTCGCCGGCGAGCCCGTCGCATCCTCCACGAGCGCCGACGCGGCGAAGAGGAATGCGCGGACCTGATCGGCCGTGGCCGTGGCCGTGAGCACGAGCGAATTCGTCGCGCCGGCGGCGAGCGCCGTCTCGAATGCG